TATCTCCCTGTTGGTTATACGGTAATCGAGCCACGACTCGGCGTACTCCTTGAACCTCACCGACCTGTCTACACCCACCTCCAGAGCCTCCAATTCCGCTCTGAATGCGCGTTTCGCCGCGTTCGCGTCGTGGAGGTTGCCGTGGACTATGCGGGTCTTTGTGCCGTCCTCGGTGTGGAAGAATATCCTCCATCGGCGGCAGTACCTTTTGGATTTGCCGTCATAGGGTTGTATGGAACCTTCGCCGAGAATCTTCATTCGTGCATCCACCTGTCGAGATCGTCGCTCGACATCCCCAAGCCGTTAGCTATCGCCTTGTATACCCTGAAACTGGTATTCTCGATGTCCTTATTGCGTCTGAACAGGTTGTATATGGTTGTTTGCGGCACGTCGATATAGGCAGAGAACGAGAGCAGGTTGTACCCGCGCTCCTTGATTAGGTTCTCCAATTCGGTCATGGTTTTCATGGCTCCCCCTTCACAAGATACGCACATTTTACCCTATTTGGAAAAAATCTAGTTGACAATCATTTACCCATTTGGGTAATATCCGATATGGAGTTACCCGATAGGGTAAAACGGAGGTGAAAATGAACTACCCGAACTTAGGCGCAGAGATGAGCAGGAGCGGTTATTCCGTCTCCGACCTCGCCGCCGCGTGGAACACGACCGAACGCACAGCGCGTAACCGCATCAACGGCATCACGGACATCACGTTCGCGCAATGCAAGAGCCTGCGGGACGCGCTTTTTGCTGGCATGTCCCTCGACTATCTCTTCGACACCGAGCCGAGACCCTAGAGGCTCCAACGCACCTTGACAACCCGAACGCCGCTACTCAAACAGCGAGGGCTGGGCGGCGAATGAAACGCAAGCAAACGACATTTTGCCGCTCCATGAGCGGGGACAGAGAGCGTGTGTTCCCCTTCGTGCCTTGGGCACGTAAACCAATGGACTGTAACGGCCGAGCCGCGAGGCAGGGGTCTTTCCTTCTTTCAACCCTCTCATTAAGGCTGTGCGTGCGATTGTCCCCGACCACGGGGCGGCAAGGAAAGAGAGGTGCAAGTGACGCACAAGAAGAGGGGAACCAGCTACTCGCTGATTCCCGCAAACCCTTGGGAGATTATAGCAGATGCGCTCATCGCGTGTCTAATCGTCGCCCTGATGCTCGGCATCACCCGAGTGATCGGGCACTGGCTTGGGTGGTAGGCATGGGAATCGGAGTTCTAGTTCTCGGGTACAGCGCGTCGGGCAAGTCAACATCGATGCGCAACTTCGCCGAGGACGAGATGAGGGTGCTGAACGTGGCTGGAAAGCCGCTTCCGTTCAAGAAGCACCTGAAGAAAATCGACAACCCGTCCTACGGCACGATCTACGCCGCGCTGAAGTGCAACGAGTTCAACTGCTACGTCATCGACGATGCCAACTACCTCATGGCGTTCGAGAACTTCTCGAAGGCAGAGGAGAACGGGTACGGCAAGTTCACCACGATGGCGGTCAACTTCGAGAAGGTGCTGACGGCTATCCGCAACACCTCGGAGGACACCATCGTCTACGTGATGATGCACCCGGACACGGACGAGAACGGGCGATTGAAGCCCAAGACCATCGGCAAGATGCTCGACAACCAACTGACAATCGAGGGTCTGTTCAGCATCGTGCTGTTCGCAGAAGCGGATGAACAGGGTTACCACTTCATCACGCGGCAACATCCGCACGCTCCCGTCAAGACGCCCATCGGCATGTTCGAGGAGCAGCGAATCGACAACGACTTAAAAGCCGTCGATTCCACCATCCGTGAATACTACGACCTGCCGAAAGCCGGTAAGAGGGACGCGAAGAAATGAACGGACTTGGAGCTACATCTAGATTTTCTTGCCCGGCTACAGGGTTAGAGAAACTTCGCGGAAGGCTCAAGGAGCGGGCAGAGGAAACCATCGACACAAGCGGAGACCAGCGCTTCGCTGACTACCTTACGAGTGGGAGCAAGCTCATCGAAGTTCTGCTCGATACTGAATATGAGGACACGCTGGACCTCATCGAATTGAAATACATCAATCGCTACGAATAATTCGGAGCCACGAATCAACAAATAGTTAGGAGTGATGATTTATGAAATCAGGCATCAAGTGGGAGTTCGTAGAGGCCGCTGGCACTTTCCAGAAGCTGCCCGTCGGAGGCTACGTGCTCAAGATCAAGAGCGTCAAGAACAACGACGAGCGGAAGTACCTCGAGATTGTCTACGACATCGCCGAAGGCGAGTACAAGGGCTTCTATGCGTCCGAGGATGATTGGCGCCACACGTTCCGCAAGTACTACAACGAGGCCTCGCAGAGGTTCTTCAAGAAATTTCTCGTCGCGCTGGAGACCAGTAACTCGAACTTCGACCTTGCGAAGTGGTCGGAGACCGAGGACGAGCAGGAGTTTGTCGGGCTTCTCATCGGCGGCCTCATTCAAGAGAGATATTACACGTCCGAGAAGGACGGTCAAGATAAGACGGCGCTGGAAGTCGCAGACATCGCGGACATCTTCGAGATCCGAGGCGGCTTCTACAAGCTGCCCGAACCGCGTGACAACCGCATCAAGAAGGATGCGTTCACGGACACCTACGACGACATCCCGTTCAACTGATGACCACCATCATAGTCGATACGCGCCAGCAGGAGGGCAAGCACGAGCTGAAGCACGAGCAGTTGAGGGCGCAGGGGTTCACGCTCCTGCGCTCGAAGCTCCCCTTCGGAGACTACGCGCTGCTCCCCACGGTAACCGTCGACACGAAACGGGACATAGCGGAACTCGCCTACGACGTGCATCACGACCACGCGAGGTTCAGGCGCGAATGCGTGGAGGCGAGGGACAATGGCATGAAGCTCGTGGTGCTCACCGAGAACACAGAGGGCATCACGTCGCTCGGCACGTTGAGCAACTGGGTGGAACCGAACGCGCAGTTCATCAAGCGCAAGTACGCGCAAACGAAGATAGACGGCTCGAGGCTGGCGAAAGCATGTTTCACGATGAGCCGCAAGTACGGCGTGGTATTCGACTTCTGCAAGCCGGAGGAGGCTGCGGAGAGGATCATCGAGTTGTTGACTGGGGGTAATTACAATGCTTTATAGCTTGAATGAAAAAGACCTCAAAAAGCGAGAAGCATTATTCTCGACCCTTAATGCCCTAATGATAGTTAAATGCTCAGAACAATTCATCGGGCATAACAAGATGATGGATATAGAGAACATCGTTATGAATGAGTACAACTCGTTTATCTATAAAGTAGCCGAACAGCTTGGTGACGACTTCGAAATGATGCTTGCTTGCGCTTTCGCAATTATCGGGTCTGTCCGAGAGTTTCTATGGTGTTACGACTATACGAAACTTGAAACAGAAATAGCCTTAATCGAGAAAGGAGAGGAATGATAAACGCTATTGAAACCGAATATAACGGTCTGAAATTCCGCTCCCGCCTCGAGGCACGTTGGGCTGTCGCCTTCGACGCCATGAATCTCGAATATGAGTACGAGCCTGAAGGATTCGAGCTTGAAGACGGAGAAAAATACCTCCCTGACTTCTATCTTCCTCAACTTGATACCCATGTCGAGGTGAAAGGCAAAAGACCCGGGTATGAGAGAGAAATTGCAAGGCTCGAAAAGTTCATAACTTGGGGAGGCCCTATTAAGCAGATCGTGATTCTTTCGGAGATACCATGCAAAACGAAAACAGGCGGCCTATGGCATTTCCCGGGGTTTTATTGGCATGGTACTGAAGTTTCTACTGGTTGGTTTTTCTTCCAAGGTGTTATGGAGGATATCAAGATTGAAACGGGCGGACATTTTTCAAAAGCAAGCTATCGAGCGCCGCGAATAGAAGAGTGGTATATCGATCTCCAAGACCCGATGTGTCCATTCTCTATTGACCCAATGGACGACTGGGAGGAAAACCCTAATAGAATACATATCGGTATAACAAATCACGAGTTAAACTACAGTGTTTTTAAGGCGTTTGAAATCGCTCGTAAAGCACGTTTCGAGTACGGTGAAACGCCGGTGATCGCGCATGGCAGGTAGCGAACTCGCAAAGACCGCCGAGCAGTACGCCAAACTCGGCCTCGCGGTGTTCCCTGTGCTGCCGCGCTCCAAGAAGCCAGCCACGACGCACGGCCTCAAAGATGCCACGACCGACATCGCCGCCATCCGTGACGGATGGAACCACGACCCTATGTTCAACATCGGCATGGCTACTGGCGGCGCATCGGGCGGCGTGGTGGTAATCGACATCGACGTAGACCCCGATAGCGGCAAGGACGGATTCGAGTACCTGAACAAATGGGAACGCGAACACGGCGAGCTCCCCGAGACCGTGACGTCAATCACCGGGCGCGGAGGCCGCCATATGTTCTACCGCGTGCGCGACAAGGTCACGAACACCACGAACGAGGACTACGGCATCGACCTACGCGGCGACGGCGGCTACGTGATGATGCCGCCGAGCGTCCATCCCAACGGCACTACGTACCAATGGGAGAACGACCCCGAGGATTACTCGGTGGCGTGGGCAGACGATAACGTGCTTGCGTTCATGGAATCGGTGAGGCCGAGGGCGGCGGCTGGTCAGCGCTTCGAGCTCAAGAGCGAGATACGCAGCGGCAACCGCAACGGCGAACTGTTTAAATATGCGTCAAGTATGCAGTCACGTGGATATTCAGACACCGAGATCGCCACGCTCGTCCGCAAGGCCAACGAGGAACGGTGCAAGCCGCCCCTGCCGGACAGCGAGATCGAGAAGATTATCAACTCGGCGCTCGGCTACGAGAAAGGTCAGTCGGAGCAACCCGAACAGCAGAAGCAGCCGAAGGCCGCCAAAGCGCCGCTGCATGTGCAGATCGCGCGTCAGCTCATGGACGAATACAAGGCGTGCTTCATCGGCAACATACCAGCTATATGGGTGGAAGGACGCTACCTGCTCGGGTGGCGCAACGTCGACGCGAAGATACTCGACATCAGCGCGGGAACCAAGAAGCAGGTGCGCAACGAGATACATGCGTACATCGACATCAAAGCACCGCGTTTCGAGCCAGCATCGGCGCAGTTCATAGCGTTCGAGAACGGCATCGTGGATATGGGTCAGGGGCTCATACCGTACTCCGTGGATATACACATCACCAACATGATACCGTGGTCGTACAAATACGACTGCTACGACGCGACCGCCGACAAGTTCCTCAACGACATAAGCTGCGGCGACAAGACCATCCGTATGAACCTCGAAGAGCTCATCGGGCTGTGTATGTTCCGCAGCAACAGGTACGCCTCGGCAGCATTCCTGCTCGGCGAGGGCAGTAACGGCAAGTCGACGTTCATCAACGCGATACGCAACGTGCTCGGCGACGATAACGTGAGCAGCCTCGACGTCGCGGTTATCGGCGAGAGATTCCAAGCAGGGCGCATAGCCGGAAAGCTCGCCAACCTCGGCGACGATATATCCAACGAGTACATCAGCGGCGGCAAGCTGTCGGTGTTCAAGAAGGCCACATCGGGCGAAACTCTCTACACCGACGTTAAAGGCACCGACGGCTTCGAGTTCAAGCCGTATTGCACGCTGATATTCAGCGCGAACGAGATGCCTCGACTGGGCGACAGCACCGACGGAACGCTGCGCCGTATGTTCCCGATTCCCTTCAACGCGAGATTCAGCCGCGAGGATGAGGACTTCGACCCCGATCTGATACGCAAGCTGTCGACCCGCGAAGCCGCCGAGTACTTCATCAGACTCGGCATCGAAGGCTTGCAGCGCGTGGTCTACCAAAGCGGCGTGACGCCCAACGAATGCAGCATGAAGATGCTTCAGGAGATACATGTCGAGAACGATTCGGTGCTCCAATGGCTCGATGACGAGAACATCGGACTGGACGCGATAACCGACCGATCTACAAGCAGCGTTTTCGAGGATTACCGCATGTGGTGCGACAACTCGAACACCAAGCCGATGAAGAAGGCGACGTTCACAAAACGGCTCAACAAGGCGCTCAATCTTGTTACAGTTGTTACACGTCGCAGCACTTCTTCCGGCTCGGCGGTCATGCGCGTATTCACAAAACGCACACAATCAGGGGGTGAAAACACCCCGCAAGTGTAACAAGTGTAACACAAGTGTAACAGTAAAACCGCAGGTCAAAGGCTACCTGTTACAGTTGTTACGGTGTAACAGTTCGCTATTACTAGTATATTTTCAATAAGAAGATAAGAAGTAGTAAATATATAGGAATAGGGAATCAAGTGTAACACTGTAACACCCTGCGATGGGAGCCCCCTGCGAGACAGTCAGGAGGCTTAAATGTCCAACAACAAATTCCTTCATATCCCGCCTACCTGCATCCTGCTCATGCCGAGCACGACCGGGAACGGCGGCGCGTATTTCAAAGCCGTGTGCACCAAGTGCCCCGACGAGGGGTTGGAATGCAACGCCGACGGCTCGTCTCTCAAATGCTTCAACTGCGGCAAGGACGGGTGGATGCTCACCTATGACGAACCGCAGATGGAACTCGAGGCGATGCTCCTCGCCATGAACGGCGGCTCGCTCCTCGAAGATTGGAAGGAGAGCCGCCGTGTTGGAGAGCAGTAGTTTCGAGGATGATGTGCTGCGCTACCACTACACGTACCACATGCCGCCCTCGGCAATCGATAAGGTGCTCAAGCTCCCGCCCGGGACTTCGCGCCTCGTGGTGGTCGAGGACTGGCACAGCGACCGAGAGCACAGCGCGAGGGTGAGGAGGTAGCCATGTGGAGGAACGTGGCAATCCTCGCCGCCCTCTGCGTGCTCATGTGCGCCCCGCTCTTGGTCATGATCGCAACCACCGAGGCCGAGATGCGTGCCGAGGCGGCAGCCGAGCAGCTCATCAGCGACAAGCCGATGGAGGTCGCGGTGGAGGCCGTGGAAGCCGCCGAGGAGGAGGCGGCGCAAAGCGAAGCGGAGTACCAACAATTGAGCGATTACGCCCCCGTCTACACTAACGACTACTGGTACGAGAGCGACGACGAAGCCGCCGAAGCCGAAGCCAAGGAGTGGATAGCGTGGCGGGAGAGCGGCGGCGACTATGAAGCACGCAACGGGCAGTACGTCGGAAGGTATCAGCTCAACGAGATGTACCTCGGCGGCGACTACTCCGAGGAGAACCAGGAGGCCGCAGCCGAGGCTTATATCGCCGACAGGTACGGGAGCTGGCAGGCGGCGCAGGAGCATTGGCGAGAGCACGGGTGGTACTGATGGAGAGCATCGAGAAACTGCGCAAGATGGATGATGGCGAATTGATTGCGCTTGGGAACGGGCAGTATGGACGCGATTACCGCCACAACAGCATCGCCAACGAAATCGAGCGCGAAATCGCCGAACGATATATCGAGCAACCGTTCGACCGCGACGGCGTTCCCATCAAGGTCGGCGAAACCTGCTACGACATAGACACGGGCGAGCCGTTCGAGGTATCCAGCATCGAATGGAACGGCCTCTGCTGGTCGGCATGGAGCAAGCCCGAGACGCGGCATATCTACAACCGTATCTCGCACGTCAAGCCGCGCACGATAGAGGACGTGCTAAAAGACTGTGCAGAATCATGGGAGTACGTGTCTGATGCGAACAAGGCTGACCTCCTCGCTAAGTACGCCGACGAGCTGCGGAGCATGGGGGTGAGCGAATGAGCGAGTACATCATCACTGACAAACAGCTCGGGTTAATTGAAGACTTCGCAACGGTATGTGTCGAAGGTGAGAAGTTAGAGCGCATCGTGCGCTGCCGCGATTGCAAGTTCTGTCATAAAAACTACTGCGAAAAACGGACAAGCCCGACAGTCAGCCCGTCTGAAATCCACTGGATACCAGTCGAGCCCGACGGCTTCTGCGCGTGGGGAGAGAGGAGGGAGCCATGATAGGCGTTCTCTGCTTCATCATCGGAGCAATCATCGGCTTCCTCGTGTGCGTATGGCGCGTGGTCGTCATCGACTACGACGCTGTCAAGGCGGCATACGAGGCGGGGCGTGAGAGGGGGCTGGACGAGAGGCGCACCGTCGTGGTCAAGTCGCAGCTCCAAACCTACGGCTCATGGCTCGGCAGGGAATGCTGGGCGAAGGTAGGCAAGGATACGGCGTACCGCAGGTACAAGGTCACGGCGGTCTCATGGAAGGGCGGCATCTGCGTCCGCGACTGGGATTGCTGTGGTGGCTACGGCAGCAGGTGGATCAACAAGCGCGAGGTGAAAGACCGCGTCTGCTGGAGCAAGTACGAGATACCCGAGGGCGAGGTGATCGCATGAAGTGCATCAAGGACAAGACCCCCTGCCTCCATGCCCCGTGCACGGAAGCGCAGGGTATCAAATGCTGCTGCGAGTGCCCAGAAATCATGCACTGCACGACGGCGTGCTTCAAGGTCGGGAGACCTAAGTGCGCGGTGGATTGCCCGGCGTTCGAGCGCTGGGTCGAGAGGGGTGA